ACTGGCCGACCAGGTCGAAGCGTGTGCGGTGGACTTGATCGACGATGACCAGCCTGGAGACGACGATGAGTCTTGCCAGCTTTGATGCCCAGCAGCAACTCATCAAAGAACGTGGCCACGACTTCGGCCAGGCGCAGTGGTGGATTTGTCCACATTGCTTTGACGATGCCCACCACTTCAGTGATGCGACAGGATGTGAGCGTCAAGACAGCCAGGCCGATCACCGTATCAAGATCGGCCCAACCGATGTTTAGGAGACAGGACATGCAAGTGCACACATTTACCCTACCAATTTCGGCGTCGCCCCAAAGCCTCGAAAGGATCGTAGTCTCCCCTGGACGTCAGCGGTTCGCGCTCCTTGCGCTCGCCGGTGAAGTAGACCGCTTTGCACTCGTTGCATACCAGGTTGATCGCTGTGAAATCTTCCGCCCGCTGGAGTACTACCTTCTTCGCCGCGTTATCCATGCAGGGCTGACAAAGATAGTGCGCTGGAGCGGGGCTTTCATGCCTGGCGTTGGGAGCCAAAACAAAAATCCCACTGGAAAGCTCATGAAGACTGTACTGCGCCCGCTGGTGGCGCTGGCTCTCCAGATCAACGAGGTGTGCTTTGATCTGTCGTGCATCGTTTTTGAGCGTCTCGCATTCCTCATGGCGCGCCGCGAGTTTCTCTTGCAGTTGAAGCGCGGAGTTCTGGATGTCGATGATGCGGTCATTGAGAGCGCGCAGCGCCTCGTTAATTTTCGCGTCATCGCGCGATTGAGCGGCAGTCTTTAAAAGATCGAAAGCATTTTTGGCGGCAGATAGCGCGCCGCTGATGGCGGCAACGTCCATGTTTTGGGAACTCCTGGGTTGTTGGATATGCAAGTGGCTAGCCTGCTTATCCAGTGTATCGAACGGAGTTCCCACCTCACACAACCCCTCTGAAGGGTAAAAAGTCCCGAATCATGACCGCATCACGCACGCGCGAACTCGCGCAAATCCACGTCGCGATCAAGCAGCTCGGCATGACTGACGATGATCACCGCTCGCTGCTCAAGAGCGTGTGCGGCGTCGCCAGTGCCGGCGACCTGGACGACGCCGGGCGGCAGCGCTATCTGGCGCACCTCAAAAAGCTGGGGTTCAAGCCTGTGCGCCGCACCGGCGATCGCACGCAAGCGGATGATGCCCAGAGCCGCAAAATTCGCGCACTCTGGCTGACGCTGCACGATCTGGGCGCGGTGCGCAATGCATCCGAGTCCGCGCTGGCCGCCTATGTCCAGCGCACCACGCGCGTGGCCGCATTGCAGTGGCTCAACGCTCGCCAGACCGAGACCGTGATCGAGTCGCTCAAAAAATGGGCGATGCGTTACCTGCCAGACGCCGTGACCGCACTCGAGGCCCAGCTAGAGGCCCAGCTAGAAGCCCAGCTCGCGCAGGCGTGCCCGGCTGGGCAGCCGCACAGCGATGCCGTGCAGGCCGCTCAGCAGGCGCTGCTCAAGGCCCGCAAATTCCCTTCCTTTGACCCCATGGCCCAGGCGTGGGCAGCCCTGCGCGTGGCAACCGGAGAACATCATGGATGAGCGCTACTGCATCGATTGGCCGCAGGGCTATCACGAACACCTGGCCGACGTCGGTAACATCATTGCGGCGGGCCTGGCGCGCCTCGGTCTGACAGCCGAGCAAATCACAAAGGAAGCCTTCACAATCACAGAAGCCATCCGCCGCGAGTGCGGTGGGGTCTATTTGCCACGCGGTTCGCAATACGATCTGTCGCAGCGCGAAGAGCAGATTTGGCACGAGTTCAACGGCAAGAACTACGCGCAACTGGCAAAAAAACACGGCCACAGCGAAGTCCATATCCGCTCGATTGTGAAGCGTGGCAGAGAACGCGATCTCGCACGCAGGCAGATGCCGCTGCCGCTGGATGAACAAAACTAAAGCCCTTTACTCGCGCCATCCTCCCGTGCCGTTCACCATGACGGCATGCTCTCCTCCCGCCTCATCTCCGACCTGCTGCCACCCGCGCGCGAGCGCGCCGAGGCATTTCTCGCGGCCTGCGCGAAAGAGGGGATCGAGCTGCTCGTCACCTCCACCTACCGTGACTATGAAAGCCAGGCCGCGCTCTACGCCCAGGGGCGCACTGCCCCCGGCAAGATAGTCACCAACGCCCGCCCCGGCCAGAGCTATCACAACTGGCGCGTCGCGCTTGATGTCGTGCCCCTGCGGGCTGGCAAACCGGTCTGGGGCATCTCGGGTGCCGATGGGCAACTCTGGGCGCGCATCGGAGAGATAGGTGAGTCCTGCGGGCTCGAGTGGGCTGGGCGATGGACGAGTTTTCGTGAGTACGCGCACTTCCAGTACACAGGCGGGCTGACGCTCGCCCAGCTGCAAGCTGGGCAGGTGCCCACGTGAAGCTGCGCGACCTGGTCACCGACGCCGGCGGCAAGACGCTGTCGCACACCAAACTGTGGGCGAACGTCGCCAGCGCTGCGGCCACCGCCGCGTTCATCAAGCAGGCATGGGCGGGCACGATCACGGCAGAAATTTGGTGGGCCTATCTCGGGTGCGTCGCCGGCGCAGCGACCGCCAGCAAGTTCCTGTCGCTCAAGTACCGCCAGACGCCCGGCATGTTCGCTGCGGAGTCCAGGACTGCGGAGTCCAGGTATGAGTAACCCCGCAATCGCAATCCGCCTGGCGCTGATCGGCCTGGCCACGCTCATTTTGACGGTCGGCAGCTATCGCCTGGGTGCCTCGCACGTGCAGGCGCAGTGGGATACCGAGCGCGCGAAATTGGCAGCCAACAAAGCCGAGACCGAGACGCGCCAGGCCGAGGCAACGACGCGCGTCGTGACCCAATACGTCGATCGCGTTCAGACCGTGCGCGAGCGTGGCAAGACCATTGTTCAACAGGTGCCGACCTATGTCCCGAATGATTCCGCTGCTTGTGATCTGCCTGCTGGTTTCCGCGTGCTGCACGACGCGGCCGCAGCCGGCGAGCTTCCCGACCCCGCCGCAAATGCTGATGCGGCCGGCGTCCCCGCTCAAACCGTTGCCGCGACCGTCGCCGACAACTACGCCAGGCACCACGAAATCGTCGAGCAGCTAGGCGCGCTGCAACAGTGGGTGCGCGAGCAGCAGGCTGCAAGCGCAGTCCAACAGGAGACCGATTGATGCCGGATGTGAGTGACCTCGCGACTGAACGCGAGGAGCAATTGCGAGAGGATGCATTACAAGCGGCGAAACGCGCGCGTGATGCCGCGCGCAGCCAGCCGAGTGCACGGGTGTGCGACCGATGCGCAGATGCGATTCCAGAGGCTCGCCAAAAAGCCGTCCCTGGCTGCCGGCATTGCGTGTCGTGTCAGCAGATCGTGGAGCAGACGCTATGACGATCAGCGTGGATTTCTGGCAGTTGGTCGGCATCACCATCACGATGCTCGGAGGCTATGCAGCGCTTGGAAAACTGCTGCTGGCATCGACAACGCGCTCCATCAACCACCAGTTCGACATGCTGCGTCAGGCCATCGAGCGCGTCGATGCCCAGCATCGCGTCACGGAGAAAGACCTGCGCGATCTGCACGAGCGACATTCGGCCATGCAGACCGAGATGTACCGCACGTTCATTGACAGGCAGGAGTTCGCGCGGCAGCAAACCACGGTCGAGCACAAGCTCGACTCGATCTATTCGACTATTGTCACCGCTGGAGTCAATCATGGTGGACCTCGTTAAAGTTCGGCGCGAATCGATGCGCTGGAACCTCATCAACGCCATCAACAAGGCGCGTCCCCACGTGAGCAGCGGCGAGTTCCTGCTCGACGTGATGCGCGTGATCTATGCCGATGCGACGGTGGCAGAAGTCAAGCGCGAGCTGTCCTATCTGGAGACCCGTGAGATTGCGACGATCGAAAAAAGCCCCACCGGTGCCTGGCACGTGGAGCTGACGCGCGCTGGCATCGATCTGGCCGAGTACACGAGTGACTGTGAACCGGGCATCGCCCGCCCGGTCAAGTACTGGGATTGACATGGGCCGCCGATCCAGCATCAATGTGCTGCCCGAGGAGGTGCGGCGCTGGCTTGAGCGCGCACTGCTCGACCAGGACCACGAAGGGCTGGTGGCACTGGAAGAGGCGCTGCGCGAGCGTGGCTATCAGGTCAGCAAGAGCGCCATTCACCGCTACGGCCAGAAGATCGAGCGGCGCTACGCAGCCATCAAGGCCAGCACGGAGGCCGCGCGCATGCTGACCGAGGGCGCGGCGGACGATCAGGACGCGCGCTCGGAAGCTGTCATCGCACTGGTGCAGACCGAGTTGTTCGAGAGCATCGTCAATCTGCAAGAGGCTCAAGACGACGACACCGACCCATCGGAGCGGATCAAGCTGCTGTCGGCTGCCGCGAAAAACATCGCGACGCTCGCCCGGGCATCCGTCAACCAGAAGAAATTCCGTCACGACGTGCAGGCACGGGTGGAGGCTGCGGCAAATGCAGCCGAGAAGATCGCCACAAAAGGCGGTCTTTCCGCGCAGGCGGTGGATGCATTGAAGCGCGAAATCCTGGGCATCACATCATGAGTCGCGTACCGGCCCGCACACCGAACACGGCAGACTTTGAGGCCCCGGCCGTCCTGCTGCCGTATCAGCAAAGGTGGATGGCCGACAAGAGTCCGTTCAAGATCTGCGAGAAGTCACGCCGCACCGGCCTCACGTGGGCTGAGGCCGCCGACGATGTGCTGACAGCGGCTGCTGCGCGCAGCGCGGGCGGGCAGAACGTCTACTACATCGCGTACAACAAGGACATGACGATCGAGTATGTCCAGGCGTGCGCGATGTGGGCCAAGGCGTTCAACCACGCCGCCTCCGAGATCGAGGAGGGGCTCTGGGACGAAGACGAGGCCGATCAGCATGTCAAGACGTTCACGATCCGTTTTCCGGCGTCGGGCTTTCGGATCGTTGCGCTGACCAGCCGACCGTCCAACCTGCGGGGCCGCCAGGGCACGATCGTGATCGACGAAGCTGCGTTCCACGACAAACTGGATGAGCTGCTCAAGGCCGCCATGGCCATGCTGATCTGGGGTGGCCGCGTGCGCGTCATCTCCACGCACAACGGCGTAGACAACCCGTTCAACCGGCTGATCGGGGAGATTCGAGGCGACAGCGACCGCGCGGGAACCTTGCATCGACTGACGTTCCAGGAGGCGATCTCCGATGGGCTGTTCAGACGGGTCTGCCTGCGCTCTGGCAAGCCATGGTCAGAGCAGGGAGAGGCCGACTGGTCGGCGGATGTGTACCGGTACTACGGTGCGGGCGCTGCCGAGGAGCTCGATTGCATCCCCTCGCAAAGCGGCGGCGCGTATCTGACGCGGGCGCTGATCGAATCCCGCATGACGCGCGATGCGCCCGTGGTGAAGTACACCTGCCCGCAAGGGTTCGAGCAGCGCGCCGATACCGATCGTGAAGCCCATTGCAGGCAGTGGATGGAGGAGCACCTGGCACCGCTGGTCGAGGCCCTGCCGCGCCACGTGCGCAGCAGTCTCGGGAACGACTTCGCGCGCAACGGGGACTTGTCGGTATTCGTGCCGCTGATCGAGTTGCAGCAGCTCGAACGGCGCTGCCCATTTATCGTCGAAATGCGCAACGTGCCGTTCAAACAGCAGGAGCAAATCCTGTTCTGGCTGTGCGACAACCTGCCCAGATTCACGCACGGCGCGTTCGACGCGCGCGGCAATGGCCAGTACCTTGCGGAAGTTGCCATGCAGCGCTACGGCGCGGCCTCGATCACGCAGATCATGCTGACGGCCAACTGGTATCTCGAAAACATGCCCAAGCTCAAAGCTGCATTCGAGGACGGCACGCTCGAATCCATGCCGGCTGACAGCGACACGCTGGATGACCTGCGCTCGATCAAGATGGTCAACGGCATCCCGCGGATACCCGAGCAGAAAACCAAAACGGGTAAGGATCAACGACACGGGGACGCTGCCGTGGCGCTGTGTATCGCGTGGTACGCCAGCCGACAGGGCGGCGGCCCGATCGAGTACATCCCCGTGCCGCTGCGCGCGTCCGACGCGCCACGAAAAGACTTTATGCGGCCCGATACGAGCAGCGATTATTTCAAGCCGACGTGGGACTCGCGTCGCGACTGGTAACTGGTAATCTGGTAATGGAGGACAGGCATGGCGACCACAACGATCTATGACCAGGCGACGATGCCTGGCGCGTCGGTCAAATCAGCGGTATTCAGTGTTGCTGCCAGCGGCAACGCGGCCATTCGACTCAAGGGCACGGCGCGCGGCAGTTTCCGCGCGACGCTCGAATTCTCGGATGGCGGCACCGTGGTGTATCAGGGCAGCGTGCTGGAACTGGGCTGCACCAGCAACGTGGCCATGCTGGTGCAGACAGGTGATTTCCGCTTCGACATCGTCAACCCGGACGGAGATGCCGTGCAACTGGAGGTGCGCACATGACATGGGTCAATCCATTTAATGCAGTAGGGCTGGTGCAGGCAGCAGGGGGCATGCCAGCCTACAGCGACGGTG